CAAGTGCTTGGGCATCTGTTATGTCGATGTTGTCAAAGTCAGATTTGCGAAAAATTTGCAAAGATTTTGAAATGTTTGGTGAAGCGTCACTTGAATTGAAATATCTTGACAATAAACTTCAAAAAATTTATCATATTGCAAAGCAATGTATTGCACCAGAAGTTGCTGACGAAAACGGAGAAATAAGCGGATACTGGTTTTCTTATGATTTCAGAAATGTTCAAAAATATAAGCCAATTCGATTTGACGCATTCGGATATGGTGAAAAATCAAATGGTGAACGAAGTGAAATTTTTGTAATTTCAGACTATCAAGTTGGCCAATTTTATTATAAAAATCCTTCGTATATTTCTGGACTTCCATATTCAATGATGGAAGCGGAAATTGCAAACTATTGTATCAATCACATTCAAAACGGATTGTCATTCGGACACGTTATCAATATGAATACTGGGGTGCAATTGTCTGAAGAAGAAATTCAACTAAACACACAACAAATAAAAAACCATTTGACTGGTTCTGGCAATGCTGGAAAATTCTTTTTGAATTGGAACGACAATAAAGAATCTGAAATAACTATTACACCATTAGAAGTAAGCGACGCACATCGTCAATATGAATTTTTAAGTGGCGAATCACGTCAGCAAATTATGACATCGCACAAATTAACTTCTGGTTTGATTGTTGGTGTTGGTGCATCAAGTGGATTTTCTTCGAATGCTGACGAATTAGAAGTTGCGTTCAACGAATTAATGATAAACGTAATTAAACCAAAACAAGAAATTGTTCTTGACGGATTGATGGAAGTTTTTGCAAGTGAAAAAATCGCAATTGATTTAAGTTTTATTTCATTACGTGCTTCAGATGTTGTTTCACAAGACAATGTTCAATCGGTTGCAACAGACGTAATTGATTCAAAAGTTTCTTACAATGGTGCTCAAATATCAAGTGCAATTGACATCATTGCAAAAGTAGGTGAAGGAATTTTGACACAAGAACAAGCGATTGTTTTCTTGGTTCAATTCTTATCGTTACCAGCACAAGTTGCACAAGCAATGTTCACGAATCAAGTTGTTCCTATTACACAATTGTCACAACAAATTTGTTGTTCAAAAGAAAAAACAAACGAAGAAGACGAAATTGTTTTGAATCAAATTGCTGAATCATTAATTGAATTAGGTGAAGATGAAGACTTGGAAAATTTTGAAGTAATTGACGAACGTGAACAAGTTGATATTCCAGAATTAACAGAATTGACTTTGAAATTGGCTTCAGTTCCGACATCGTTTCCAAATGTAACAAGCGAACAAGACAATGACTTGTTCAAAATTCGTTATCAATATGCACCTTTGAATGCTGGAGAAAATTCAAGAGAATTTTGTCGTAAAATGGTAAGTGCTAAAAAAGTTTACAGAAAAGAAGATATTTTATTTGCAAGTCAGAATCCAGCAATCAATCCAGGTCTTGGACCAAATGGTGCGGACACTTATAATTTATTTTTATACAAAGGCGGTGTAAATTGTTCACATTTTTGGTTGAGAAAAATTTATTTAAGAAGAAACAACAAATCAATTTCAGTAAATCAAGCGATAAAAATCATAAATGAATTAGAACCAAGTGAACGTGCTGGTGCAAGAATTGAAACAAATCCAATTGAAGTGGCACAAGTTGCTGAAGCACAAAACAATTACTGGAGTTTAGATCCAAATTATAGAAAATAAGATGACAACAATACTTTTAAGAGAAAACGAACTGACAAAAAATACACCTTTGGGTGGAAATATTGATGTGGACAAATACGTTCTTGCAATTGCAGACTTTCAACGTATTAGAGTCGAAGAAGTTCTTGGTGAAACTTTATACAATAAAATTTGTATTGACTTCGAAAACGACGATTTGGTTGATGAATATTTGACTTTGTATGAAGATTATCTTGTTCCGTTTATAATTCACGGAAGTGCAATGGAATATTTGCTTTTCGGTGCATATCAAATCAATAATGGTGGAATCACAAAGCACAATCCAGCCGATTCGACATCAGTTGATAAAACTGAAATTGATTATCTTGTGAATCAACAACGAATGAAAATGGAAATGTACGAGTCACGTTTGGAACGTTGGCTTTGTAAATTCCATTTGCCAGAATATGTTTCAAATTCAAATAATATTGTAAATCCTATAAAATCAAAATTAGTTTGTGGAAAATGGTACTTGCAAAATCCGTATTAATATGCGAAAAGTAGATAAAAGGACTGAAGAAAATATCAAAAAAATTAAATTGTTTCTGAAAAACACAATTAGAAACAATAAAACCAAAAACATAATTGATAAAATAAAATAATATTATGGCGATTGAAACAATAAATGTTGGAACAAGTGCAAATGATGGAACAGGTGACACGTTGCGAAATGCTTTTATAAAATGTAACAATAATTTTAACGATGAATTAGTTCCTTATAATGGTGCAAATAGTAATTTGAATTTAGGTTCGAATGATTTATATACAAACAAAGTTTATTTGTATGACGAACCGAATGACAATTATGGATCAATTCATTATACAGATGGCGATTTTCGTGTGGAAGATGCAGATGGACACAAAATGCTTGTTCTTGAAGATGGCTTTATGCAAATTCATAAAACCGACACGATTCAATCAAATTTATTTACAAGCGGTTTGACTGAAACACGTGACCATTATTTGCCAGATTCAAGCGGAACACTTGCAACTGAAGAAAATGTCAATACATTAATAACTGACGCATTAATACCAATAAATGAATCAATTGAAACAAAGCAATATAAATTGTTTTCTTTACAAAAGGCAAATGGAATAGTTTCTGTAACTGGAACACTTTCAGAAACGCAAGTTTTTAAAGAAAGTTTTTCAATGAGTAATTTTAACTTTGGTGCAAATGCATACACTTTTGGTTTTTTTTTAAATCTTTATTCTCTTTTTACAAAAATTGGAACTGCGTCTGGATATACTATAAGAGTAAAATTGTCAACATTGTCAACAATGCCATCTGGTGCAACAGACCAAATTGCAATTTTTAATGGAACAACTACAAACTTATATGCTCAATTAGTTAGAAACTTTTCAATAATAAGACCGACAAGTTTAGGAAATATGCAATTGCACGGATTTCCATTTACAACATCGGGAATAAATGATTTTTCGATTGCAAGTTTAGCAACATCATCAAGAGATGTTCTTTTTGGTGATACTTATTATTTATATATATCTGTTCAATTGACAACAAGTACTGCGGATACATTGAATTTTGTTTCATTAAAAGCATCAAACGTTTAAAATAATAAATTATGTTAGTAACAATAGTAAACAAAGTAACTGGTCAAGAAATTAGAGCACAATTCGATGATATTATTTCAGATGATGAAATGATAATTGAAACGTTAAGAACTGAAGCAATGGAAAATCCACATTGGGATTTTGAAAATCAAGTTTTTTATGACAAACCAACTGAAGAACTAACTGAAGAAATTATTGAATAATGAAAACAATTTTAAATTATTTAGTTGTTTCTTTTTGTCTGTTTTTTGCACCAATAAAAGGACTTTTGATTGCAGTTGGATTTGCAATTGCACTTGATACGATATTTGGTATTTTCAAAGCAATTAAAACAAATGAAGCAATCACATCAAGACGAATGTCAAACATCGTGTCAAAGTTTGTTTTATATCAAATGTCAATTTTGTTATTGTTTGCAATAGACAAATTTTTACTTGGTGAATTTTTCAAGATATGGTTTCAAATAGATAATTTTTTTACAAAAGTGGTTGCAATAATTTTAATTTTTATCGAAATGACTTCAATTAAAGAAAATTTTGAAGTTGCATTCAATGTAAATATTTGGAAACTTTTAAAAACCACAATTCAACGTGCTAAATACATCAAGAATGAAATTGAATAATGAAGGTTATCAACTTATAACGAAACACGAAGGGCTTGTTTTAAAACCTTATTTGTGTCCAGCAAAAGTTCCGACAATAGGATATGGTAATACCTATTATGAAGATGGAAAACGTGTTACTTTGTTAGACGATCCAATTACAAAAGAACGAGCATTCGAAATGTTCAAAGAAATTGCAGACAGATTTGCAAAAGCGGTGTCGCAAAGTGTGACTTCAGACATAAATCAAAAGCAATTCAATGCATTGGTTTCATTTGCTTACAATGTCGGTGTTGCAAACTTCAAAAAATCGACATTATTAAAAATAATCAATGTAAATCCAAACGATAAACAAATTGAGAATGAATTTAAAAAATGGACAAAAGCAAATGGCAAAGTTTTATCTGGACTTGTTAAGCGTCGTCAAGACGAATCGAAGTATTATTTTTCGTTATAGGGACATTATTTATATTCTTGTGATACTTTTGTTATTATTGTTTAGAAGTAGTCACAAAACGCAAGAAAAGAAGATAATTCAAAGCGAAAAGAAAATAGATTCAATTGATAAGCAAATAATTCAAACGAAATCCAATATAATAAAATATGATGAAGTCAAAATTGATTTTGTTGATACTTTTCAGCGTAATGACATCGAAAAGTTTTTCGCAAAAAGATACGATAGTAAAAATACCAATTAGTTACGCAAAAAATATAGTCAAAGAATTACTTCAATTTGATACTTGCAAAGACCAAGTAAAAAAACAAAGCGATTTGATTAGTTTATTAGAACAAAAACAAACCGAACAATTTAAAATTATCGAGAATCAACGTAAAATGTTAGTTGACAAATACAGATTTTCGCAAAATATTGGAACTTCTTCATTCATTTCAACACCTTATTTGTTTACAAACTTGAATTTAAGCAATTCAAAATTCAATTTTTCAGTACAAATGAACGTGCCTTTTACAGAAAAACCACATTTTACACTTTTATTTTCTTATCAATTGTGGAAAACTAAATAAAAATTGTATATTTCAACAATTAAAATTCACTTATGATTTCAAAACAATACTACAACGACATCGATTTTAGTTTAAATCACATTGATAATTTAAATTTTA